TAGGTATGAGCTATTTTAAAATGTCCTATGCGGATGTTTTCCTTAATCCAATGTCTAACGGCTTGTCTTCTAAGGCTTCCAGTATCATTCCAAAGCGCTTTAGCTCTAAGCCGCCAAAGTTATTCACGGCGTAACTTGAACTGTGTGGCGTGTAACTTCCTGCTGCGTATGGCTCTTGGTCTTTCTCAAGCGTCAGTTTCATTTCGACTGGGAACTTACCACCTAGATGCGCGTAAGCGATTTGTTCGTAGATGATTCGCCCTGGGCGATCTTCTTTGCTTGGTATGTTTCGAGTTTCAACGCGAACGTTTTCTGGGAAGATTTCGATTTTAAGCATGTGTTATTCCTCGTGTCGTCATCGTTCTGCATGCGTGCCCGCGCGTCTGCGACACACAATGCACACATTTCAGAACTTATGCTGATATTTCTCTATGCGATTGCTTTAAATGGTAAAACGTTAGATTTCTCTACAACCGGTAATTGATACCAGTCTGGTATGCCCAACGCTTCAACTTCTATGACTTCTGAACGTCTGAGTGTTGGACAGATACGTGTCGCATCAAACGGTAAAGCTATATCGATACCGATGCTTTTTAGTCGTGGTCGATGCACATAATATTGGCTGTTTTTCTCGATTTTTTGTCCAAGTTGCCACATCAACGCAACGCTTTGAGTCGTATTGGCTGCCAGTCTGCTGTTTACGATTCCTTGTTCAAGTAGTTGATCTGATATCGATTTATGCGTGTCATGAGTTGCGGTCAGTGTATTCATAGTTTTCTCAAGATCTTTTATATGTTCGATGAAGTCTTCTAGCGTGGTTTTTCCGTAAAACTGTAAGTTATATCGTTTTAAATGCTTCTGGCTTAATTGGTGTTCTTCTCGAACGACACCATGCTGCTCGCAGTATGAGATGAGTTTTTCTACGTAGTTAAGCTGTTCTTCTGATACGCCGTCTTTTTTGCGTTTATCTTTTCGTAAGTGATTCTTTAGTTCGTGTGCTTTAGAGTAGATTTTCGATAGTTTCCAAGAACGTTTTCCCCAGTAGCAACTGGTAAAATCAGGATAAGGCGTTGGCATTCTACTACGACCGAGGGTTGTTGATGACATTGCCCGTATAAACGTAACTTCTCTGCCCTTGCCTACTTTATGGTTTCGAGTCCAGTCTATACGTGTAATTTCAGCACCATCCCCAATAAGACGTGGCTTTTTATCTTCTGGAGTTTGACCGAAGTAAACCTTTGTATTCGCAGTAAAAGGTGGAAGATTAAATTTAGCTAAGATGTGATTGTATATATCAATACATTCATCCAGTGACCGAAGACCAAAGAGATTATCCATACGTTGCCATCGTGACGGGTTACCTTCGATTCTAACGGTGAAGCCATCACAACGAACCTTCAATGTGGTACTAAATGAACCTTCGAGCCCTTTAGTTTTTACGAACGATGAAAGCCGTTCACCTGTTTCTGAATCGATTTCTTCCATGACACTTTTACCCACGAGTGGCAAACCACCCTCAGGATAAAATTGTTGGACTGTTAACCAGTCGATGAAGAAATTTAGCACTCTCAAAAACCTGTCAAGTATATAAATATATATCTGGATGAATACTTTTATTTACCCTAACATAAGAGTGTAGAAATGTGTATGTATAATTAAATTAAGGTTTACTTTTATGGTTAATATGATGATTAAAGATGTACTTAAAACGGCTAGAAATGAACTTAATCTAAGTCAGGAAGAAGTTGCAGAAGCGATAGGAATTACCAAGCAAACATACTTGAAATGGGAAAATGGAACGACTGAACCAAAAGCTACTCAAGTTGTTCAGTTAAGTAACGTTCTAAAGATTACACCTAATGAAATTTGCTCTGGCATTCGCAATAAGAGAATGAATTTGGAAGAGTTCATTTTAAACACAGCTATGGCTAAAGTTCCAAGCGAAGTAATTACCATGTACTCATGGAAAATGCTCCCTGATCATGTGGAGTTTTTCAGTAAAATTAATGGGTTAACTGAAGAAGAGTACTACTCAAGCTATGGTGAAGTTGGTTCAATAGAAGCTAAATTTAAGGGCGCGTGATTCCGGAAGTCCGGAGTTAGTTCGGGTATAACAGGAACCCGAACCGCTTCGCGCCTTCTTCCTCCTCCTCAGTCGTCGTCGTCGTCATCCTGCGCTCAGGTTTACAGGCACAAAAAACGGCAGTGAAAACTGCCGCGCGATTGACGTCTACGTAAAGTCGAATTATGAGAGCGCTTGGCTACTCATTTTCTCTCTACACGCGAGCGTATAGCAGAGAAAATCGAGCTTCATAAAAGATTAGTATCAGCACATATAAATATAGTGCCTTCCTTCTCATTTTTTTGAATAGTTAGAGTAGATTTCCCTTCACAGAATTGCTCCAAGCGAGGTTTGGCAATTTCTAGTTCGCTTAAAAATTCTTCCCAAGATTGATCATCCTTTTTATCAAAAATAGTTGGGGGAAAGGCTCCAAGTTGCACACGCTTACTATAAAGATTCTCTATTGCTTTTAAAAAACAATTATCCTGATAAGTCATCAATTTATCCTTAAGTTATGTCCTTAACCCAATATAGCAGTTTTTTTTAGAACAGAGTGCTTAAGTACGCATTATGCAATTTATATTACGGGCTTTCATGGCAAAGAGATTCTCTCTCCTAGCATCTACGCAGCTTAGGCTGCGAGAATGAGCAAGTCTTTCGCCCACTCTTTGCTGCTTCAAGGTCGCCAGTGCTTACGCAATGGTACTGACGACAAACCACTCAACATAAATCATAACCATAATGCGCACTGATTAATGGATTGTTGAATCATACCATATCCCATAACAATTGCTCCGTAACTCATTGAAAACCTTTGTAATCCGTACTTACTGAACTTTTTTGCCATACGCTCCCAGACCTCTTTTGAGATCACACTTTTGCTGCGGTCAACGTGACAACCAATGAGTGCCAGTTCTGGTGCTATTTTTGTTTTTTCAGCCAGAAAAATTGCTTGTTCATCAGACATATAGCGCTTTCCTTTGCGAAATTCACAGATTCTAGTCGCTGGAACCTCTAAATCCTGCGCAATTTGCTTGTCTTGTTGGTAGTTTTGCGCCGTTTTATAGGCTTCAATCAGCAAGTTTTGATACATGGACAATCCTCATTTTTTACCATTTTTGGCTAATAATCAGCACTTTGAGCGTATTGCAATTACCACTATCGGTAATCTAATCTCTAGCGAAATACAGCAATTCGATTATAGGCTGGGATTCGATAAATGCTCAAGCTCACCACCAAGATTTACTATGACTTACTGCCCGATTATTCGGTATCCGTACTTGTGTACGGTTCGACCGAATGGGACGTTTTTCGCAGTATGAATCATCTGTGTGCTTGGGCTGACGCCGAAATCCCGTATTACGAGTTGGTCGACATTACCAACACCACCGCGCAACAGCGCATGAACTTAGGGGTTTTCGATGGCTGTCAGTATTGATTACCTCTGTTTCACCATGAAAGTAAAAGACTTGCGCCACTGTGCACGTGCTACTTACATGGACACACATCAGCATGACCCTGACGTGAAGAAAAAGTCACGCCGTAACACTTTGATGATAAATCCCATAGCGCGCTTTTTCCCACAAGAGCCGGTGTTCAATACCGATTTTCGTGCGCACAGTGCTGACGACATCGAGGCTTACCGCAATTTCTTCCGCATTCAGTATCAAGAGTATTTAGACCGTTGTTTGAAATTGTTCGTTACTCATGTACTTGGTTTAACCATGAACGCGCCGCGTGGGTTTGGTTTTCAGTTCTACACCGAGTCGATGAAACTCACGACCGCAGACGGTGAAGATTTTTGCGGATTTGTGGGGATTGGTGGCAACCAAGACACGGTGCATTTTCAAATCAATGGTACGGGCTGCAAGCACGTGTTTGCCAAGTTGCAAGCGTGGGAGTTGCACGGCTGGTTATCTAATGTGTTAGGCGTTCAACAATTGGCGCGTCTCGACTTAGCGTATGACGATTATCACGGCTTGTTTGATTGTGACTATGCGTTAAAAGCCGCTTATGAGGATGCGTTTAGAACCGCTTCACGTGGCATTTCTCCAACGGTCAACGAGAACCACAAATACCGCTTTGGTGAGCATGGCGCGAAGCATTACAGCCAAGAAATGGTCTCGGTCGGCTCTCGAACCTCGCGCATTTACTGGCGCATCTACAACAAAGCGCTGGAGCAGAATCTCGCGCAGAACGGCATGGTCTGGTATCGCACCGAGTGTGAGCTGAAAAAATGGGACATCGATGCCCTATTAAATCCTGATGGCGCGTTCGCAGCTTTAAATGCCTTTAGTGCGTCTATAAGTAGCGCTCCAGCCTTTAATACCAAGCCTCGTCCTGAAAAGCGTGTCGCTTGTGATGTGTTAACCGCAGCGTATTGGATGCGCCGCCAGTACGGAAAAATTCTTAATTCGCTGATTGAAGAGTTCGACGGCGATATTCCCAAGGTCATTGGATTACTGCAACGGGACGGGCGCAAGTTCAGCTTCCCCGATACCTATACGGCATTAATCCAGTCCATTACAAACCGGTCAGTCGACCCATTGGAGTGTAAATCATGAGTAAAGGTGTATTTGTGTTAGGCGTGGACATCATTTGGAACAGTTTCCGTGGTGATGGTGCGCAGCTCAATATCTCGCGTCCACTGCGTGAAATTAACGTGGAGAAGTTCAAACGCCGCACATTAGGCGAATCGGGCGATGTGAATCCGCAGTTTGACCACCCTATTCAGCTTGATTACCAGTACGCGCTCAAGCTGGAGAAAACCGGCGCGTTAGTGCCTCGCCGTGAGTACGAATTGAAAATGGAAATCAACCCAAACGACCCGTTGTCGGGCGCTATCGTGACCGAGTTGGTGCCGGTTGATGATGAAATCAAAACGCATTTCAAAGCCTCGGGCATGACCAAGTAATGAGGCTTAATTCAGGCACTTATCTCATTACTTGTGACAATAAAGACTGTTCGACCGGCTACCAATTGGTGACGCTGGCAGAGGTGAAAACCGAGCTTGCGCCGCCTTATATGACCCTCGACCAACTCAAACAAGTGATGCCTGAAACCGTGTTGTTTCTCGCCATTTGTTGGTGTTGGAAGAAGATTAACCACCACTAAAAAAGGAAATAATCCTATGAAAACGATGAATGTAAAACGTGTTGTCTTGGCTTCGGCTCTTGTTATGGCTTCTGGCGCGGCGTCTGCTGCGGCTCCTGATGTGACAAGCGCAGTTGCCAGTATTGGCGAGTTTGGCGTGGTCATTGGCACGCTGGGCGGCGCTTATCTGTTGCTCACCATTGCGAAAAAAGCATGGGGCAAAATCGGCGGTTAAAGTCGCCTTTGCTTGCTGACTCAAGGGCTGTGTATTCAGCCCTTTTTTGATCGAACTTGAGGGTTTAAGGATGGCACGTTATGACGTTAGAAATGTATGTAATTACGGTGTTCTTATTGGGTTTATTTGTATTGCACTCTTAACCAGCGTGAATACTTATGCCAATCAACCGGCTAGATGGGTACTTGCCAGCATTAAGCCTCTCGATTGCAGCTTCAAACCTTATGAAGACAAGTCCGTGTGTGTACAGCGTACTGATGAAGAAGCCGCTAAACGTATGGCAAATAATCCCGATGAGAACTACATCCGTGTTGGTGAAATACGCAACATTGAGGAGCGCTACGGCGGCTCTCTGTTGCTGGCATCGATAGATTATGAGCGTTGGGTATTGTCCAATGCGAGTAATGCTGAAAATTGTGCTCAAGGTGAGTATCCGAAATACCCTGCGGTACGGTGTGAACCTCCGCCGCCCACCTGTGACGATCCTAAGTTCCAAAAAGAGTTTGAGCAGGCACAATACGCTTGTCAGATTGGCAACCCTAACACGCAGTTATGGACAACCGATTATCAATGGTCTTGCCAGGATGTGACCGGACAACATCCCAACATCGTTTCAAGCTGCAACTATGTGCCCAGCGACTGCATCGTTGGCTTAACGTGTGAAAAAGCACCCAAAGATGTTGCCTATTGTGACCCGAGCAAAGAGACGTGCGCCCTGCCACCGAAAACCGAAAAGACCAATGAACCTATCCCTGATTTGCCGCCCCTTGATGGTTCAAACAATGGTGCCGGTAATGGCTCAACTGGCACAGGCGCAAACGTCCCCACGAATAACCCGAACTTCTGCGACTTGAATCCGCAGCTGTGTGAGAAACAACAGCCGCCAGAAGCAATGCCTGAGCCAAATCCCACACCGACTGAAAAGCCTGAGAATACGGAACTGTCAGCCGGTGACAATGCGATAGTTGGGGAAGTGTCACTCTCTAATCAGCATCTGGAGAACGTCAACAGCAACTTAAAAAGCCTCGGCGGTCAGCTGCTTGAACAGCTTTCGCGTGGCAATGAGTTTTCCCAGCATCAACTTGGGGTAATGCGTGAAATGCTGGAGCATCTTATCCAAGGCGATAACAGTGCGCTGATTCCCAATGACACTGGCAAAGAAGAAAAGCCCAAAGAAGAGGAGCAAGAGAAAACCGACCCTCCGATGGCCAACGCCGATTGTGACAAATCGATATTTGAATGTCGCGGTGATGTCATTCAATGCGCCCTGCTCAAAGTTCAGTATGAGGATACCTGCACCGTTGCCGAGTTCGCGCAGTTAGAAGACGCCTTCAAGGACATTAAGTTACTCAACAATGAAGCGCTGCTGGTTCAGAAAGACAGCATCGATTACTCACGCATGAATCAGAAGTACCTCAATGGCGGTGTGTCCTTTGGTAGTGGTGCTTGTCCTGCGCCTGAACGCATTTCGTTTCGCGCCTTTGGTGACAGTAAAACTATTGAGTTTAAGTTTGATCCCGCTTGTCGCTATGCAGAGTTATTACGCCCCCTATTGATCGCCTTTGCGTGGTTAACGGGTTTGTTCATCATCGGTCGCACACAAGGAGCCGTTTAATATGCAGTATTTCATTGGATTTTTAGCCACGGTGCTGGTTCCTCTCATTCCCAGCATTGCCAAAGGTCTGGCGACCTATGTCGCGCTCTCGGTCGGGTTCTCCTTGGTCGCTTACACTGGAGTGTCGGTGGCTATGGATTCGATAGCCGATTACATACAGTCGAACATGAACGGCGTGACACCGAAACTTGCCGCGCTCATGGCGATGGCTGGCGTGGATACCTATATCAACGTGGTGCTCACCTGTGTGGTGTTCTCGTTCACGTTAAACGGGCTCATGTCTGCTACCGGCTATCGTCCTTCGTGGCGTAAACCGGTCGACCCAGCGTAAGGAGTCAGCGTTATGTTGCACGGTTTCAGTGGCGGTATGGGTACGGGGAAAAGTCTTAACGCCATCAAGTTTATCATCGAGAACGACAACTTCGCCGACCGTCCTGTGTTCTATCATGGTATTCGGGTGATGCTGCTCGACTACAACGTGTGTAACAGCTTTCAGGGCTGGCTCTATGGCGTGTATTTCCCAGCAAACAGTCACAACAAAGAGTTAGAAGCGAAACTGTTACGCATCGAGACAGAGCAACGTCTGGCAACCCTAGAAGATTTGCCCTATCTGGGTTTTCATTACAAGAAGCACGAACCGTTTAAGCAGTGGCTTTACTGGTTCAAGAAACTGGCATCCCCTAAGCGCCTCGCCTCGTTTAAAGAAGCCTTAGCCGTGCTTGAACTCGATGAAGAGTCCATCACCTACCAAGACATTGAACACCTGAACCTGTCTTGGACATCGTTTGATGATCCAACGGAGATCCACACGCTTCCTGCCGGTTCGGTGATACTGGTTGATGAAGTGCAGAACATTTGGGGCAATCGCACTGCTGGTAAAACCGTGTCGCCGGATGTGAAGTTCGTGACCACGCACCGGCACAAAGGCATTGATTTGGTCTACATCTCTCAAGACTTTAAAGACGTTGACCAAATCATTCGTCGGCGTATGCAGTATTACGTCCATTACGAATTCATCGGCGGTGACTGGCTGCATCGATACTTTCACATTGAAGGCTTTGACCCTGCCAATAAAACCGAACTAGCCAAAGCCGAGAAAGAGAAAGTGAAACGCGATAACAAATACTATGGCGTATATCTCAGCTCGATTAAGCACACGCAAAAAGTCAGGCTCGACCCGCAGTTAAAGAAAGGCATTATCGGCTTAACCGTTGGCGTGTTGGGTATCAGCGCAGCGGCGTTCTACCTCTATTCGTGGTTTCAAAAACAGGTCACACCGCCCACGGTCGAGACCGTTCACAGTGAAGCGCCAGCTCCTGAAAGTGCCGAAAATACGCAAGATTTAAAAATGCTGGATATAAACACAGTATATATAGAAGAATTCCTTCCGCGCTTAGATTCCCTGCCGTTCTCCGCGCCGGTGTATGACTCACTCACGCTCGATGCGAATCAATATCCTGAACTCACTTGTGTGATTGTGAGAAAGCAATGCAGCTGCTTCACCCAGCAAGGTTCAGCCTATGCCATTCAAGAGAGCGCCTGTTTTAACATTGCTCGCTATGGCTACTTTGACCCGTTTGAGGCATCCAGCGAGAACCATCAACGCCGAAAAACAGCCCAAAATCGCACTAATAGTGACAATGTCACACTCAACAAAGGTGGACTCTACTAATGAAACGTATTCTTGCCCTCGCCTTACTGTGCTTCGCTTCCCGAGCGTTTGCCTTTGAAGCCAACCTCGCCGGTAAGACGCTTAACGAGTTTTTTATCATCTCTAGTAAGGTGTTTGATAAGACCATCATCGTTGACCCATCTGTTAACGGTGATTTGAAGCTTTATCAAGCCTCGGGCGCGGCGAATTTCCGTGATGTGTGGTTCAGCGTCATGCGCGCTCATAACCTCACTTACATTGAATCGGGTTCAGTCATTCGCGTAGACAAGCGCAACAAGCTCACTGGCGGCAATGAAATCGTCACGCGCACGTATAAGCTGCTCTACCTCACCGCCGACGACCTACTGGAGCCGCTGAGAAAGTCTCTGGTTGTGCAATCGTCCGTGCTCGATGTGCCTGATGTGACCAACGTTGACAGTATCATTGCTGGCTCTGCGCTGATGATTACCGCGCCCAAATCGATGCACAGTGATATTGCGGAGTTTATCGATACGGTCGACAAACCACTCAAACAAGTGAAGATACGCGCTGTGATTGTCGAAACCGTTGACGGTGATTTACGCGACTTAACCGTAAACCTCGCCGCTGGTGCCGGTGCCATTAAGACGGCGTTTGATGGCTCTGCAATTGCGTTCTTGACCGGCTCTCCCAACTTCACCGCGACCAATGATGATTTTAATGCGTTTGTGCGTTGGGTTGAGTCCAACGACAAAACCGAGATATTGAGCCGCCCTGAAATCAGTATCCTGCACGGTCACAGTGGATTGATTAGCGTTGGTCAGGAGCTGCCTATCATTACCGGTTCGTACACCACGGAGACAGACGGAAGCAGCAAACCGTTTCAGACGATTGAACGCAAAGACGTAGGATTATCGCTGTGGGTTCAGCCTATGATTGGTTTGAATGGCGATATTAAACTCAGGGTAAAACAAGAGCTGAGTCGTGTTGATAAATCTGTGGAAGCCAGTGACATTGTCACTAGTAAGCGTCAAATCGACACGGTACTCTCGGTAAAATCCGGTCAAACCATCGCACTTGGCGGCATGATGGCGAGAGATTCGCAAACCGTGACCATGAAAGTGCCGGTGCTTGGTGATATTCCCTATCTAGGTGTGCTGTTTCGTTCTGAGACTGAGAAAACCAATAACAGAACGCTTGATGTAGTGCTATACGTTGAACAAACATAGAACAAAGATTCCTGCCCTTGATCAACTGTAATTCGCTTATTTAGATACTTTGCATAATCTAGTCACATTATTAAAAATAACCTCTAAACAAACAATACGTTATACTGATAATCTATCACTGAATTAGTAATTATAAGAAAGCGGTCTACCGGATTGGTTCCGTATAAGAACTGTTAGGGCAATCGTAGTTTGGCGGAAGGGATAAAAATGGCAAATATAGGTACAATTGATTTCTATATCGGAGTGCCAAGTTTACCTCGCGAGGACTTTGAAAAATATTCGACACAGCTTTTTGACGAATGGGAAGCATATGTTGACCAAAACTTGGAACTAAGTGACTACTCTCTTGTTCTAGAAGTTGAAGAAGGTTCAATAAAAGCCAAAGGTAAAATACTTGCTACCGCGAGTGTTTTGTATTTTGGCATTGCCCAATATGGTTCATTCATCTCCGGTCTACAAACAATAAATAATCAAGTTAAGGCTGTAGGAGATTATCTAGGCGAAAGAGCTAGTTCGCCATTTGATCTAAGTCGAGTTCAGCCCAAGTTGCGAAAGCGAGGGGAATCTCTTGCCCGTCTAGAAAATCTTTTTGTCAAAGTTCAGCGCGGTGAATTAACTGTCGAAATGGCAATGCAAGAAACGGAAGCTATCTTCGGTGCAGAGCTAAAGGAGGCTCCAGAGTTTTATAATGACCTCAAGGAATCTTTGGAGAAAACACAAGTATTTCCACAGCAAATGGAATTGAAGCTCGTTGACGTGAATGGCGAAGAGTTAGCCATTCCTCATCTGCCTCCAAAGCAACCACGGAAGCCTCAACAACCTAGAAATCCAGCTCCTGCTGTAGATCAGTTTAGAGTAGAGGTCTGGCGTGAAACGAAAAATAGCAAGAGGAACGTCAAAGTTACAAGCTTATAAAAATTTCACATACAAGCATTTAAGAGTGATTCCTAACGCTTGACATTTATCATTCCATCGTTGGGTTTTGTGTTTACGGTAGTTTGGTTAAGTTTCGTGGTAGCGTTGCTCACACCTTAATGAAGCGTAGGACTTTTGGAGGAAAATTGGAAAAAAATGATAATGTTGTGGATATCCCGCAACAAGATAAAGATGAATTAATCAAACAGCTCAAGTTACAAATTTCTGAGTTGGAAGATGACAAAAATCGTGAGATTGAAGAACAACAGCGTCGGTATTTCATAAGACAAGCTGAACTAAAAAATGACCGAGTTAAAGCTACAGTAATAGGCTGTATTTTCATGTTTTGCCTTACAATTTTAGTTTTCTTATCTTTTCGAAATCCAGACATATACTTAATTGATAAGGAAACTACTCGATTTGTAGCTCAAGCTGTTAATGCATTCTTTCTTCTAATGATTCCGCTGATTATTGGCTCAATTGGTGCTATTGCGAGAATAATGGTTTCGGGAATGCCGATACTAAAAAACTCAACGTTGGTACTTTCTTCAGGTTTGATGGCGATGTTTTCGTGGGTTGGAATAAAAAGTGAAATCCTAGTTTCTATAATCGCACCGCATATAGAGAAGCAAGGTGTTAGTGTCTCCGCAGCAACTGCAAACACTTCAGCCGAATTTTATAGCATGGCTTTGGTTGCTATTGTAGTCGGTATGTTTTCGTCAAACGTTTATATATTTATAAATCAAAAAGTAGAAGCTTTGACAAACGTAAGACAGCCCATACAAACGCTTTAAGATGGACTCGCAAAGCTTGGCTAATTAAAGGGATAAAAACACGAGCCATTTTTTGGTTCGGTTTGGGATTGCGGCTAGTTGGGTATTACCATATCAGTTTTGTCGCCAAGTCGTATGTAAAAGTAAAAGGCGTAAGACCAATGAATATTCTTGAGACAATACCTGCATTTCTTTCTGCAGTTGCATCTATAGGGGCAGCAATAGCTGCTTTTATCTCGTTACGTATTAGTAAGCAAGCTCAATCGATTACTGAGCTGAATGCTCTAGCGAATCATCATGCATCTGCAACTACAGTGTATGTTGAAGTGGTGAAAGAATTATATGACGCGTCAGAATCCTTCCAAGAGATTGGCTATGAAATGTGGTCTCAATGGGGGCGAAACATAGAAAATAGCTACGACAAATCTAGTCTCGGAGGCAATAACCCAAGACCATTACGCCATGTGCTGTCCAATGGTAGTGAAATGTTATCAAACTATGCCCTAAATAATGAGCGCTGGGTAAGATCAACAAGTGATGCAATTTTCTCAATTATTCGATTTGGTATGAGCAGGTATAGTGATGCTGAGTATCAAAAGTTACTCAAAAAAGCCGATGGAGAATACTTAGATTTTGAAGGTGTATTCGGTAAGCCCAAGTTAAGTGAGCAGATTGGTGATGCACCGGCATTTCGATGGGTATGCTATCAACTAAATAAACGTGTAACCAATGAAGAATGGATAGCTGTTTGGAACAAAGCTTGGACTAAAGGTGATTGGTTCGATAAGTATGAACAGGAATACTTGAGAATTAAGCCTATTTTTGAACATGCAAAAGAGAAGTTAGAACGTGAAAAGTCAAAATTGTCACCATCTGCTTTTCCTCTACATTGTAATTCAATCCTTGAACGTAAATATGCTCAGCTTATTAAGATTATCAATCATATCATTGATGATGCGGACATAGAGAACTTTACTATTTACAAGAATTGGAGATTCACTGAAGAGCTTAGCCAATTGGTTCTATGCGCAATGGCAACTGGCTTCTGTTTGCATAAACAGCTAGATGACTTATATATACTCGCCAATGAATAACTCAGGCTAAACTAAGCAACTTTAGTGCATTTCCCCACCCCGAAGGGATAAGGGAGCGTGTACGCGACCGAGGCACCAAGCCCACACAAATGCTGAGTGTCTCGTGTCGTTAAATGGCGCGGAGCTTCCCTAGCCTTTTGTGGCAACATATCCCCCCTTCCTGCCAAGCCTAACGACCTAATAATCTACAGCGTCAAAACTTGCTCATAGCTTTGCAGCTAACGCATAGCGGCTTTCCGTCTGACTAATAAAGCGCAATTACGATTGAGTGTGTGCTCGGAACGAGCGCACGCACAAGCGTGATGCGCTTGAAGGAAAGGCAAAACCCCCGAATCTGTATTACGGGGGTAAATTCCACCGAACTATCGGCGTTCTCTGTTTTGGGGACGTTTAGCGTCTCTCTAAAACTAATATCTTCGCTACAGCCCTAGCGAGTCTTAATAGTTTTGAACTCGTTTGAAAAGTTTCTTGGCTTTGCCCATACATGAGCGCTTGAGCTAGAAGTATTTGTTGTGGAGTGATAGTTTCACCTGTAGGTGTAACGATGTGGTGATGGGATATTTTGAAATCTTCCCAGTTCTTCTTGTGACTAATTTCCCTCCCCGTTTGTAACCGCATTAGTCGACGGCAACATTCTGGTATCTCACGCCCCCTATCCCAAGCCTTCACTGTACTTATGCTTTTACAGCATAAGTCTGCCGCCTGTTCAACGCTGAGGCCACATAAAAATTCCCGAAAAATTCGATTTTCATTATATTTAATGCGCATATTAATTGACTAATAAATAAAATTTACGCGCATACTAACCGGACATAATAATCAGTCGCATAAAAGTCCTGAATTATGCGACTGATTTCAAACTTAACTACAATAAGTTACTTGTTTATATGCTCTCTTATGAGTTCCATCTTCTTTTCTATACGAGCTTTTAATAAATTTTCTTGGCTTATTGATAAGTCTATTGACTGCGAGTCAATGCATTCTTTCACCAAATATGGGATTTGCTTTAAAGATGCAACCTTGTCAAAATTGGCTGTAATTAAATTTATAGATTGATACAATAAAGTTGAAATAATTCCTAGTATTACTATATTAATTGAAATTATCGGTAATCGACTAACTAGTAACGACCACAAATCAAAATTAAACTGATAGTTATCCACTAGACTTATTGCAGAACTATAAATGTTATTAATAACCCAAATAAGACAAATAGAAAATACGGCTAAGAAAATGACATATATAGTATTTTGCTTTTTCAGCTCTTCCTTGTAAGCAGAGAAATCCTCACTATAAAACTCTGATTTTTTTTGAAACTCTTCTAGTTCACGTTTAACAGATTCAAGTTTTGCGCTTTTGTCATCTATATCAGTCTCAAATTTTGTCAATTTCGTACTCAGGACTTCAATGCCTTTCTCAAAGGATCTTTCTAATTCTTTATTTTTATTAACCTCAGCTTTCGTTCTTTCTAATTCTTTTCTATCATCACTTAAGTATACTCTCGTTGATTCTAATTGTTTTTTTGAAATTTCGTTAGTTTCTTCAAGTTCAGAAATACTTAAATTTAATACATTTATAGTTTCATTTAGTTTATTTATTTCTTCCTTCTTATCGCTCAGTTCAGAATCAATTAAGTCTTTTTCATTTATATTTTCAATGTCGAAAGCCGCCCATAACCTATCAATACTCTTCATCATCTGAACAATATCTTTCATATTTTTACCAGTTATATCTATTGAATTAAGAGATATGCCTCCTGGACTAGGACCAATAGTTATATATATGGTTTTTACTTCCATTGATACGTCAAAAGTAATCGATTCACTATTATTTTCTCTGATTCTCTGTGTTGCATGTATTTGAACTTCATTATTTTCATGATCCAAAGCGATTAAACTAATAGATTTTGATGAATATGCAACATTTAACTCAATTGTATCAACCCAGTGAACTTCTTTATTGCTAAAAATATATTATCTATCTGATACCGTAAAGTTTTGAAATCTAAAACAGCTTTCATTAGTTCTATTATAACTATAGCTTAATAAGTCATTGGCAATATCTAGACTTTCAACATGACAAAAATCTTTAATATTCTTTATAAGTTCACTATCCATAAAATTCCTTTAAACTCCATGACAATTCTCATTGAATATATATTACAGAATTTTTATGGTCACAAATACGGATAGTTAAAAATTTGTCGTTGATATTTGTGTTTTAGTTCACATATATTAAATTAATAAACATAAAGTATTATAAATTTAACTTAGCATGCTGAATGCCTAAATCAGCTTAACACCAACTTAAAAATGATAAATTCTGGACAATGCTCTAGCGAATTTTAGTAATTTCGAAGTAGTTTTTAGTTCAATCTCAGACTGAATAGATACTAAAGCGATGCCTAGAATAATTTGTTGTGGTGTTACCAACTGGCCAGTAGGAATTTCTAGTCTATCGTGAACCACTTTGAACTGTTGCCAACACTCGAGATGACTCAATTGACGACATTTTGCTAAACGCATGAGCCTTTTGCATTCTGGCGGGATCATATGCCCTCTATCCCAATCAGTGACAGTCCTCGCACTTTTAAAACACAATTCAGCGGTTTCTTCGACGCTTAACCCACATTCAAATTCTCGAAAAAGTCTATTTTTATGCATTTCTAGACACTCCCATTGAGAAAGTGTATAAAAACATCATTCTATAAGTTTTTGTTAAATAAGGATAATTTACCGTAACTGGACATAATGCGCACT